GGTTGGTTCTAATGGTCTGGTGAACCGTGATGCCCAAGGCTCTGCACTGCAGTCCGGCCAAGGCATCATCGAGATTGCTGGCATCAAGATCTACAAGTCAATGAACATTCCGTTCCTTGGCAAGTACGGCACCAAGTTCGGTGGCACCACCGGACAGACTTCACCTGGCAACCTGGGTGACTTCATTGGTCCTGACCTTGAAGATGCTTCTACTGCACAGACCGGCATCAACAACGACTACGGCACTGCTTCCGAATTCGGCGCTGTGTCTGCTGGCCTGATCTTCCAACGCGAAGCGGCTGGTGTTGTCGAAGCCATTGGTCCTCAGGTACAGGTCACCAACGGAGACGTATCCGTCATCTACCAGGGTGACGTACTTCTCGGGCGTTTGGCCTGTGGTGCGGATTACATCAACCCTGCTGCAGCTGTTGAGCTGTATGTGGGTGGTACTGCACCTTCTGCATTCTGATATTTATTCTTTCCTAGGGATCCTTCGGGGTCCCTTTTTTTTATTCTTATGTCCTCAACTATTGGCACCGATACCGAACTATCCGCTGTGAACTCAATTTTGGGGAGCATCGGTCAATCACCACTAACTACACTTGACATGACTAACCCTGAGGTTAGCTATGTTTATAATATCTTTCGTGAATCATTAGTCGATACTCAAAACGAAGGTTGGGTATTTAATCGTGAAGAGAATGTACCCCTTAGTCCTGATGTCACTACTAAGTACATCACGTTTCCTGCTGATGCCTTACGCATTGATGTAACTGGCAACCAGTTTGACAGAAGCAGAGATGTAGTAAGACGTGAAGGCAAACTATACGACAAGGTTCGTAAATCATATGAGTTTGAAGATACCTTGTATGTTGATATCGTTAGGATTTATGACTTTGAAGATATCCCTTCTGTTTTCCAACGGTACATAACTGCCCGTGCTTCAACTCGTGCAGCTACTCAACTGATTGCTAACCCACAGTTAGTACAACTACTAGCTACTCAAGAGGCTTACTCACGAGCAGCTTGTATGGAGTACGAATGTAATCAAGGTGACAATAACTTTATGGGTTTCCCAAACAACACCTTCTACGAAACATATCAACCGTTTAAAGCACTGAGGCGCTGATGGCATCTATTACTCAATCAATACCTACCTTTGCATTAGGCATTTCACAACAGGCTGACGAGACCAAACTTCCTGGTCAAGTAAATGACCTGAAGAATGCTGTACCTGACATCACAGATAGTTTATATAAGAGACCTGGCACAAAGTTTATCAATACTTTGTCTAACTACGGAACAGGTAAGTGGTTCAATTATTATCGTGATGCTGATGAGGGTTCTTACGTTGGTCTTGTTCAAAGGAACGGTACTGTAAGAGTCTGGAGAGTGACTGATGGACAAGAGATGTCTGTTTCTACAACAGGCAATCCGGCTACGTATCTTGCACATTCTAGTGATGACAATATTGGCACTTGTACGATCAATGACACCACCTTCATTTGCAACAGTGATCTGAGTAATTCAAACACTGAGGTAAAGATGGTCAATCAAACCAATGGTGGTTCTGATGTAGCTCCATCTAAACCAGATGCAAATTCAGTTTATGTTGAACTAAAACAGGTAGCACCACGTCGTCAGTATGCATTGAATATTTATGACAACGACACAACTACAACAGAGTTCAGTGCTACTTCAGTTGAAGTAATTTCTGGTTTTAGTAACAACGTTGATAGCAATGAAGACTGTCGTTTCACTGGGACGAAAACACATGTTGATTCTTCCACAGGTATTGCTGTCAGAGTAACTGTAATTGGACAGCCATTTGTATCTGGCTATGACAATAGCCCACCGAATGCTCAGTACAACGCACAGTACACACTGCGAGTTGATCTACTTCATGGTGGTACTTATTCAAGTTCCAAATTAAATCAAAATGCATTTACTGTAGACGTTGAAGGTAAGACACATACTATTAAAGTTACATCTGAAACTCAAGGAGAATATAGAGTTAACTTGCAGTCCATTAGACCTATACCTTGTGACATTGAACAGGACACGTCTTTAAATGTAGCTAGCGTTCTGAATTCTATTCAATCAGAAATTACACAGTCAGGGTTTGACAAAAAGGTTATTGGCAATGGACTATATATCACAAGATCTAGTGGTTCCTTTAACGTTGAAGCACTAGAAGGCGATCTTTTCAATATTGTCAAAGACGAAGTTAATGATGTTGCTAGTCTGCCTACATGTTGTAAGCACGGGTATATTGTTAAAGTTGTCAACAGTGCTGACCTTGTTGAAGATGATTACTATCTAAAGTTTGTTGGTGAAAATGATAGAGATGGAGAGGGACATTGGGAAGAATGCCCTGGCCCTGGTGTAAGTCTCAGTATTGATGCCAACACCATGCCATATGTTCTACAAAGAACTGGTTCTACATCAATGACATTGGCACCTTACACATGGGTGGCACGTCAGGTTGGTGATAATTTAACTAATAAAAAACCTTCATTCTTAGACAACAGAATTAGCCAAGTACTGTTCCACCGTAACAGGTTGGTGATGCTCAGTGGTTCTAATATTGTCTTGTCTCAACCTGATGATCTTGGTAACTTCTGGAACAAGACTGCTCTGACGTTTTCTGGTATAGACAGGATTGACATCAGTTCTAGTTCCTCTAGTCCTAACCAATTGGTTCATGGCATTGAGATGAACACTGGTCTTGTTTTGTTCAGTGCTAGTAATCAGTTCTTGTTTGCAACTGATAGTGATCTGCTGAATCCTGAAACTGCCAAGGTGTATTCCTTGTCTACCTATAACTTTAATATCTCAACTCAACCTTTTTCATTAGGAACAAGTATTGGTTTTGTTGAAACTGTAGGAGCACGTTCGCGTTTTCATGAGATGACAAACATCCGTACTGAAGGTGAACCTGTCGTCTTAGAGCCAAGCAAAGTTGTGCCACGTCTGTTGCCACAAGACATTGATATTGTTGCTAACTCCAGAGAAAACACTTACATATTTTTTGGCAAAAAAAATAGCAAGGATGTATTTGGCTTTAAGTACTTCAACAGTTCAGACCAGCGTCTTCAAGGTGCATGGTTTAGATGGGACTTTTCACAAAATATTATGCACCATTTTGTAGATAGAAACCGTTTTTATATGGTTGACAGCAATGGTGTTTTAAGTGCTCTGATCTTACAAGACTCTACTGCTCGTCCTACACTGACTAATGCTGTGGATGAAGATTTTGATATACATCTAGATAATCATCAAACCATCAGCTCACTTACTTACAACTCATCTACTGACAAAACAACCTTCAGTCTTCCCAGCGTTTACACCAGTGCTAAAGCTGCTGCGATTGTCGTTCAAGCAAATGATGACCGTGGTAGATACCAAATCATTGATGGTTCTCCTGGCAGTACTGGTTCATTAAACGGTAACTGGACAGGTTCTCAAATTGTTGTTGGTGATCAGTTTGAGATGTCAGTTGAGCTTCCTACAATCTTCCCTACATCTACAAAGGGAAAGATGACTGTTGCTGATACAAAAGCTTCTTTGATCTTACAAAGAGTCAAGTTTAACTTTGGTCAGGTTGGTCAATTCACAACTACTCTTGAACGTGTTGGTAAAGATGACTTTGTTGATGTCCATCAGTCATCAATCATGGATGGATACAAAGCAAACCGTGCACCTTTCTTAGAAGATAGTTCTAGGACTATCCCTGTGTACGAAAGAAATACTAATGTCAACATCACCCTTAGTTCTACCCACCCATCACCAGCAACCCTACAGTCAATGTCTTGGGAAGGTGATTACACAAACAACTACTACAAACGGATCTAAATTCATACATCCAATTACTGAAGAGGCTGCCTTAGAGGTGGCCTCTAATCTAAGGCCAGAAGACCATAGAGAGGTTGTTGATGGGTATGGGGTAGATCCAATAGATGCGATACCTAAAGAAGCTCTGAAGGGCTTCTGCATATATTTCACAGTACCTGACGGCAGGACTGCCGGACTAGCTGGGATAGGTGATAACGGAGCTGTTTGGATGCTCTGTACACCAGCTATCCATGACTTCCCGGTTCTGTTTGCTAGACAGGCAAAACGCTTTATAGACAGCAGAACAGAAACTCTTCTGTGGAACTATGTAGATAAGCGCAATACAGCACACCTTAGGTTGCTGAAATATCTTGGGTTTACCTTTGTTAAAGAGGTTGAATATGGACCCAATAACTTACCCTTTATTCTATTTAGTAAATGGCACTCCCATTAGCATTACTTTCAGCAGCACCTCAGGCTATTTCTGCTATCGGTGGTCTCTTTGATAACTCTGCTAACAAAGCTATTCATGCTCGTAACAAAGCACGAGTACGTCAGATCGATCTAAAGAACTCATTGTTGCATGGAGATAATCTCAAGATACGTAGTGACTTTAATAACCGTAAGTTAAGTGTACTTGAGAATATTGACAATATTCAATTGGCAACTGATCAGGCAAGAGGTCGAGCACGTCTTGGTCTTGATAGGGCTACCAGGCAGTCAATGCTTGGCAATCAAAAAGATGTACGACGTATGTTCCAAAGTCTTAGTTCTCGTCAAGGCACTATGAATGTAGGCAACAGACAAGCACTTCTTAATTACTCTGCTGCTGCTACTGACAGAGCAAACAAATTAACTCAAGCTGGTGATGATCTAGTTACCTCTGAGTACGATGCAAGATTGGCTCAACAGAATGCAGTCAAGCTTCAGAAAGAGCGTGTAGCAATGATGCCTCAATATAAGCAATACATCCGTGACTACGAACCTGAGCAATATCAAAACAACACTACTGAACGTATTCTTGGTGCTGTTACTGGTTTGGCTGGTGCAGCGATGACTGGCTTTGAAACCTTTGACAAGTTCAAAGTACCTGACGGTCTTGATGGATATAACCCAGGTGTTAATTCTAATTTAAAGATAGGTAAGTTTAATCCTAATTTGTTTGACACCTCA